AAAAGCAGGGAAAAAGCATCGCAGAGATAACAAAGGTATTATCAGATACTATGGGCTATGCACCAAAAGCTAAGGCTGCACCTGCTATACCACCACGCACCGTATCGGCTATCGCTAACAACAAAGCAAAGAGTGCAAGTGTAGGCAATGGGGCAAGCGCACAGCTTAACGGCTCGCCAACATCCATTGATGCGGTGATGAATAAGAATGGTCGTGGCGTTAGCTCGGCTGATTTCCACAAGATGCTTAAGAACTTGCAGCGATGAAATTCCACCAAGAAAAACTACAAGCTACTCGCCAATTGTTAGAGGACATGCCGTTTGGCAAGTATGTGAAAGTCCCTAAACACCAATCAGGTCACTTTCGCAAACTATTCCCATTGCCCTTTTTTGCCATCATTGATGGTGCGCCAAAAGAGATAGATATTACCTTAAAAGAGTTTGAAGAATTGGTGCCGATTGTAGAGAAAGAAAAAGACACTTGACAAAAGACTATATCAGGCGTACATTAGGGAAGACTGATACTACCGCACCACGACAGGCTGCAACAGTTTATTTGGTTTCTGGGAGCAAAAACCACGACCTTGGGGAAATAGTCGATAAAAGCCCCCGTTCTTAGCAAACGTTAAACCCGCTCGTAACAATACTTCAGTCGTATGTTAAACGAGCAATTTATAGGGTTTATATGACAACAGGATCATTCGCAACGGACAGCGTCCATAGCGTAAAACTATGGTCGGAGCGCGTAGAGCGTGACGTAACCACAGATACAGAATTCGTATCTGAAATGATTACAGACGGCATTCTGAAAAAACAGGATGAACTTACCAAAATGGCTGGCGATGAGGTTAAATACTCATTCCGCCGTCGTATCTCTGATAAAGGTCTTATCGGTGATGCAGCAGCTACTGGTAACGAAAGAGCATTAACTTTCGACCAAGCTATCTTGAAAATTAACCGCCTCCGCCAACCAGTACAGGTGCCAACAAACGGTACTATTTCTGCACAGCGCGTTGTGTTTAATCTTCCAGAAGAAGCGTACGAGACTCTCCGCGATTACATCAAAGAGCGTTTCATTGTTTCTGCGTTTAACCAGCTTGCTGGTAACGTAGCTTCTTCCATCACTTATGATGGCGTAACTTTCTCAACAGCTACCGAACTCTTAGAGATTACTGGCATGAATGCGTGCGTTGCACCTTCTACCAATAACATCATCTGGGCTAATGGTAACACGGTTGATTCTGGCGTAAACGCAGATACTGCTGCAAAATTCAGCTTGACGCTGATTGATGAAGCAGAAGCACGCGCTCGCAAGAACCGCCCATACATCCTGCCACTTAATGCAAGCGGCATCATGTATCGTTGCTATCTGCACGTTGATGGCTTTAAGCAACTCATTCAAGATGTATCTGCACCAATTCAATACCGCGATATTTACTTGAACAAGATTGCTTCTGGCAAATCTAACGAGCTGTTCGGTACACGCTTTCAGTATAGCCAAACGGAAATTATCGTAACTGATAAAGTTCCTTTCGGCGTTGCTTCTACTACAGCACAAACAAACGTTCGTCGCGCTGTATTTGTTGGCAAGCAAGCTGGTGCTATCGCATACGGTAAAGGTGCATCTGCTGGTGGCAAAACCACTGCTGGCTTCAGCTTTAACGAAGACACCATCGACATCGGTGACCAGCGTCGGGTTGCTGTTTCCGCTGTTTATGGCATTGCGAAAACACAGTTCAACAGCGTTGACCGTGGCGTTATCGTTATTTCACACTACGTAGCATAAGGAGTAATTAATCATGGCAGCTTTAACAGGAACAATTACACAAGCAGGACGCTGGCAGTCTGGCATGGAATATACTGCACTTGGTGCATATACCCTTGTCGGTGCTATCACAAATGCTGATACGATTACTTTCTCTAACATCCTTCCAGCTAATGACACTCAAATCATTGCATTTGAGGTATATGGTCAGGAATTGGATACCAACGCTTCACCGACGCTTGCTTTAACCGCAGGTGATGGCACAACTGCAAACGGTTACTTAACCAGCAAAACTGCTGGCGATGCAACTGGTCAGCTTCACTTTACCGGTGATGGTGCCTTCATTGGTGCATCTACTTACGCAAGCCGTAACATTGTTCTTACGACTAGTGGCACGCTTGGAACTGCTGCATCTTCTGGCACAGTTTACGTTCGTGTTCGTTACTATTGCTCTGGCGAGTAAGGTAGCTGGTAATGGCAACTTTTGGTGAAACAATCACGCAAATAGCCTCTGAAATAAACCGTACTGATAAGGATACCCTTATTGGTACGGCTATTCAGACTGCGTTGCGTAAACACCAAGAAAACAAAGTTGCTTTCAATCAAGAAATTGATAATTCGCAGGCGACGGTGGCTTCTTCTGAAAATCTAACGTTACCTGCGAATTACTTCAATATCGCAAGTGTTCGCATTATTTACGGCACGAATGACCAAGCGGCGCTGCGTAGCTCTTCGTGGACTGATATGCAGGCTTACAGCAACACAATCACGGGTCGCCCTGTGGTGTATTGCATATTCGATGGCGTGATTAAGCTCCGCCCGATACCCGATGCAGTCTATTCGGTGATAATTTCATATTACAAAACAGATACCATTCCAACATCTAACGGCAATACCCACCTATGGCTTACCAATGCGGAAAGCCTGATTAAGTGGGAAGCTAAATCGTTTCTATATGCCGATGTTTTGGAAGATGAGCAGCGCGCAACATGGTTTGCTAACATGGCTGATAATGAGCTGCGCCGCATTTTAAGAGTTTCAACCGACCAAACGCAATCTAAACAATTGAGCTACAACTAATGGAAGATGTATGTGCATCACAAGAGCCTAATTGCTCATGGAAGTTTGAGCCAACTACTGCAATCTATATTTTGCAGGAAGATGGCGGCAGAACAAAAGCGCGTATTGCAGGCAAATACTTACCTAATCCGAACGAGTTAGACATAACAACACAACAAGTACGAGATTTGTACACCCACTGGCAGACAGTAAAAAACAATTATTAATGGAGATGTTCAGTGCCAACCACAACCACAAACTTATCGTTAAGCAAGCCGCTTGTTAATAACGCCACAGACCAAGATTTGTGGGGTGGCTATCTCAATACCGATTTAGATACACTGGATACCGAAGCTGCAACGTGGACGATTAACAAAAGCGCAGCAAACTACGCATTGAGCAACGTTAACCTAAAGCGCGCCTATACCACACCTTATAATGCTGGCAACATTACTGGTGCAGTAACGCTAGATTATAACAATGGCAACCTGCAATATGCTACTGCTACAGGAAACATCTCTAGCCTTACCATTAACAACTTTCCAGATGGCGGCAGTATGACACTAGAGATTACACAGGATGGCACGGGAAGTCGTACGCTCACCTACGATACTGCGGTTTACAAAACAGCGGGTGCTGTCGCATTTGCACTAAGCACTGCGGCTGGCAAGGTGGATGATATTTACCTTCGTAAACGTGGCTCTATTATAAAATTAGGCGGCGCAAAGGATTTTAGCTAATGCTGTGTTTAGATACAGATTTAGGTGTGTTGGGAAGTGGTGGCGTTTCAATGTTATACAAAACAAGCGCTTCACAATACCTATCTATGACTGACGCAAATTTTGGTGAGTATGATAAAGCAAAGTTTGCCATTAGCGCATGGGTAAAGCGTGCAAGCACTGTTACTGGCTTTAGGCAAGGAATTTACACTCAAATGGGTAGCGGCGCAAATGATGCATTTGAACTTGCTTTTGAAAACCCCGGTGAACTATCTTTTACCACAACTGTAGGTGGTGGGCAGTTATCCACCACGGCTGTTTATAACGATACGGCAAACTACCATCATTTTTTGGCGCATTACGATTCAGCCAATGCCACACCAAATGACCGTATGCGGTTATGGTATGATGGCACAGAAATTACAACATTCACTGCGCGGTTAAACCCATCGGCGGCAGTAAATAATTCTACGTCCCCTATTATTGTTGGCGCAGGCTCTAATGGGCTTAGCTCATGGTTTGATGGGTTAATGTATCAAGTGGCGTTCTTTAGTGGCTCTCTGCCTGCGGTTTCAGTATTAAGAAGCACAATTACAGGAAAGCCACTAAATATAACGGGTGTGGCAGGCTTGTGGTCGCTTCTTGATGTTGCCAGTGGTGCAGTGACAAGTGATTATGTTCTTGCGGCAAATTGGTCAAATAATAATGGCGTGTTAGCAAGCGGGGATGCCCCATGACCCGCAAATACAAATACGCAAAAATCGCGCCACAAATAGGGGTTAATCCAACGCCCGACAGCACGCCTAACAATACACCATATTACACTGATATGGATAAAATGCGCTTTTATGATGGCGTACTTCGCAAGATAGGTGGCTTTCAACAATTTCAAACAGAGGGTGCTGCAATTACTGGCGTTGCGCGCCGCATCTTTAGCTATTATTATAGCGGTAAGTTTTATTATCTCATTGGCACGCACACCAAGCTCTTTGAGTTAGTGCAGGGTGTTGTAACCAACATTACACCACTTAAAACAACGGGAGTTACGCTGGGCGCGAACCCGATGACATTTGTGAATACTTCTAAGGTTATAACCATTGCTGATACATTGGCAGGTCGTGCAAATGGTGACCGTGTAAAGATTTCAGGCGTGGGTGGGGCTGTTCGTGGCGTTCCGCAAGCTGAAATGGAAAAGGAACATATTATCTCTGGTGTAGTGGCAAGCACATCTTTTCAGATAACGGTTACCACCGCCGCCACTTCTGGTGGCACAGGCGGTGGGGCTGGGGTCACTGTATTTAGTGAGATTGATGATGGCTTTATTGATTATGAGCTTGGTTTTGGTTACGGCGGCGGAAAATACGGCGTGGGATTATACGGGGTAGGCAAAGCCTTTGTTAATACATTCCGCAAGCCACGCATTTGGCGCATGGATAGATTTGGTAATGATGTTGTGTTAACGCCAGGTGACGGTGGGAAGGTTTATATTTACCAAAATAATAATGCGACTGCGCCCACAGTTCTAACAAACTCCCCCGCCGCTGCTGATATAGTGTTTGTGGAAAAAAATGCGGTCTGTGTGTGTTATGGCAACACCTTTTATGCAAGTGATTTGGGCAATGGTACGGTATGGACTCCATCACCAACCAATCTATCATATTTTGATGCCATTGAGGGTGCGGAAGAATTTATAGCAGCAGTCCCAGTGCGTGAGGGTGTGCTTTTATATACCACAAATCAAGTATGGTCGGCGCGTTATGTTGGGCAATCAAGCGGCTTATGGTCATTTGATTTAGTTGATACCACAGCAGGCTTAATATCGCCCTTGTCAGCCCTTTCGATTAACGGCATTGCGTATTGGCGCGGCACAAACAAATGGCACACCTATGATGGTGGTGTTGTGCGACAAATTCCCGCTACCGCAAAACAGTTTGTGGATAATAACCGCTCTGACGCACAGTATTACAAGTCGTTTATTCGTATTGTAAAACAGTTTAACGAAATATGGTTTCACTATCCCACCACCAGCGAGCCTAATGCATACGAGATTTACAACTATGTTGATGGCACGTTTGCTATAGGCACTTTGGATAGAACGGCAGCAGAACATCCTTATCAAGCAGATTTTAACCCCGTGGCGATTGATTCAAGCAATGCGTTATGGCGGCACGAGGTGGGTGTAAATGCAGGCTCAACAGCACTTTCGTGCTTTGCTAAAACTAACTTCTTCATGCTGGGGGGTGGCGATAGCACCATGAGAGTGTTTGGCATTCGCCCTGATAGCACGCAAGTTGGCAACTTAGATTTTACCATTACTACTAAACTATACGCACAATCCACAGATAGCAGAACATTTGGTGCTTATGTTATAACGCCAACATCAGAAAAGGTTGATGTGGATGCACACGGACGACTCGTGCAATATCGTTTCTCACAAGATGCAATTGATGAAGATTTTATCATGGGTGGGTGGTATCAAGGCTTGCAAGAAGGAACAATCCAATGACCTTCAAGCCATATCCATCCTTTACAGCAAGTGAGGTTTCGGTTGATGATATGCGCCGTATATCACAACTACGATATGACGATGCAAATATAATTACTGCGCTTCAGGATGAGTCAACATACAAACAGGGCTTCTATCCAAACGTGCGTGAGGTATCCGCAAGCACGACAGTTGGTAAGTTTGATTATCATATTGAGGGCGATACAACGGCAGGAAGCATAACAATTACATTACCAAACGATGAAAAGATTGGATGCCGAGAGATTGTAATTAGTAAAAAAGTTTCTGCTCATCAGATTACAGTTGATGGCAACGGCAATAATATAAACGGCTCTGCTACGCATAATATAACAGCGCATTATTCGTGTCATGGTTTTCATTATTTACCTACAGCTGGCGAATGGAGGATTCTATGGAGTTAATACCGTACATTCCTGAATTTCATCCCGTGATGGCTTCATGGTGGCAAGGTCATAATTTTTCTGTAATCCCGCATGACGCGCTGCCAAAAA